AACCATGGCAACTTTAGCTGAAATCAGAGCGAAATTAAAAGAGCAAGAAACCCGCAGCAGCGGCGAATCAAAAGGCGGAGACAATTCAATTTATCCGTTCTGGAACTTAAAAGAGGGTTCCGAATCCACAGTACGCTTCCTTCCAGATGGTAATAAAGACAATACCTTTTTCTGGGTAGAACGTTCTATGATCAAACTTCCTTTCGCAGGAGTCAAGGGTCAAACAGAAAGCAAACAAGTTACAGTCAACGTTCCATGTATGGAAATGTATGGCGAAACTTGTCCTATCCTTAGTGAAGTGCGTGGCTGGTTCAAAGATCCAAGTCTCGAAGACCAAGGCCGTAAATACTGGAAGAAACGTAGTTACATTTTCCAAGGCTTTGTGGTAGAAGATGGTCTGAAAGAAGACAGTCAACCAGAAAATCCAATCCGTAGATTTATTATCGGTCCACAGATTTTTCAACTAATCCGTGCTGCTTTGTTAGATCCAGAGATGGACGATCTGCCAACAGATGCCGTCAACGGTGTTGATTTTAAACTAATCAAAACTAGCAAGGGCGGTTACGCAGATTATAGCACTAGTAAATGGAGTCGTCGTAGTCGTCCATTAGATGACAAAGAAGCGGCAGCATTAGAAGCACATGGTCTTTTTGATTTAAAGGACTATTTGCCTAAAAAACCTAGCGACGTAGAAGTCAAAGTTATTAAAGAAATGTTCGAAGCTAGTGTAGATGGTGAGCCATTTGATATGGATCGTTGGGGACAGTATTTTAAACCAGCAGGAATGAATCAAGTTACTGGCGATCCTAATACAACTAAGACAGTGGCCAAGGCATCCGACGACGAAAGTTTCGATGAACCAGCCCCATCAAAACAAGAATCTTCGGATTGGAAAAGAATCGAGGAGGCGCAATGGAAATTGCGCCAACATCCCTTAACAGCTAGACAAAGTATTGGTTGCCTTGAAGATTTAAAGGTCTTCATGGAAAACCATGTCTACGCTGTTTGGGATTTCATGTGTCTAACTAAAGAGCTTCAGAAATATCTTGCTCCTAGTGGTAGCCCATGGATTCCTATATACTCAGCTTCGTCCCGCAGATGGGTAAATGAAATTGTATTAGGCGAAGAGAGTGATATTACATTTGACGGCAAAGGACATCTAAGTCACTTTGAGTCATACCTAGAAGCAATGAAAGAAATAGGTATAGATACTGAATGGATTCGTAACTGGCCTATGTTAGTTCAAGCTATAGGATGGAGTAATGCTCTACAGCATCCACGAGTTCCTAAGCCAGCAAAATTTTTTATGACTCAGACTAAGAGTTTCATAGACACAGGTAAACCTTGGATTATTTGTTCAGCATTAGCGTTAGGTCGAGAAGATTTATTGCCTGATCAATTTAGTTCTGTATTAAATCAATTAACATCAGTAGAAATTCCTACAGAGATTTTTAAATGGTATCTAGCTAGACATGTAGAAATTGATAGTAACGAACACGGCCCTGCTTCTAGAAAATTATTAGATGAGTTGTGTGAAAAAGATCCTATCCGGGAACAAGAAGCAACAGAAGCAGCGTTATCAGCTATTAAAGCAAGAGAAAAATACTGGGATTTAATTATTCAATTAAATTATACCACATAATGGCAAATGTAATTCTTTACAGTCAAATAGGGCATCGTCCTTTTATATGGAGACCAATAGCTTGTTACACTTTAGCTAGATGGTTAGAAGATCATGGCTATACTTGTCAAGTTATAGAATTTACACATCTTTTCAGTCCTAGGGAACTTGTTGAATATACAGAAATGTTTATAGATAAAGATACTCTTTTAATAGGTGTTAGCAGTACTATGTGGACTAATTATGATGCTAATCTATTAATGAGACATGCTGCGTCAAATGTTCCAGAAAACATAGATACTGCTATTAAAGAAGTCAAACTAAAATATCCTACAATTAAAAGTGCTATTGGAGGGCCTGGTCAATACGTCGCTGGTACAAAAATATTTGACTTTCATATTGTCGATCACTTTGGCGAAAATAGCCTATTAAAATTATTAGACGAATTAAGCAGCAAAAATTTAACTACAAAATTACAACGTAAAAACTTTTCTATCGAGCATCAACGATTCGTTTACAAAGATCACGATTGTATTTTACCAGGAGAATGTTTACCTATTGAATGGGGCAGGGGATGTATTTTTAAATGCCCTTTTTGTAGAGATCCTAATTTAGGAAAACGTCCAGGTACAGACGAAAAAGATATTAATCTAATGGTTGACGAATTTTTAGAAATGTACGAAAGATTCGGAACTACTAGTTACTATTTTTTAGATGAAACATTTAATGCTAATTTAGAAAGAATAGAAAATTTAGCTAAAGTTTATAACAAACTACCTTTTAAATTAGAATTTTTAAGTTACAATAGAGCAGATTTATTAGATAAGAATCCTCATACACAGGATATATTACATAGTTGCGGACAACGCGGCGCATTATTCGGAATAGAAACATTTCATCCAGATGCTGCCAAGGCCGTAGCCAAACCGTGGAGTTCTAAGCGAGCTAAAGATTTTTTATTAGAACTTCAGGATAAATGGCCACATACACATATTGATTGTCACTTTATAGCTGGACTACCTGGAGAGTCTGAAGAACATCTGTTTGAAACAGCTGAATGGCTTAAACACTCTAATTTAGGATTTTTTTGGTTTATACCTTTGATGCTAAATTATAAAGAACGAAACGGTTTGTGGGAAAGAAATTCATTAAAAGAAGGTGTTACTTGGCCTGATCCTATGTATCATTTGAATTGGGAAAGAGATGAATGGTCATGGATTAGGGCGTACAATGTATCAGCAAAATTGAACAGATTTGTGGACTCTCAATCTCGTATGGGTATGTGGAGTCTTGGACCAATTAACACAGCAGGATTCGAGTTTGACAAGATAGTCAATAAATCTTCAGCAGAAATATTTGATCAAACAGGAGATTTGTATGATCATGAGCAAAGACTTTTTAATGACTATAAAGAATTACTTAAGACACACGCAGGTAGATAATCAATTACTTTGACAGGCAACGATTATTAATTTATTATTATATAAAGGAAAATATTATGGCAAAAGCATTCGACTTAACAAAATTTAGAAAAACATTAACTAAATCCATCGATGGTTTAGGAGTTGGATTTAATGATCCAACAGATTGGGTAAGTACAGGTAACTATGCTCTTAACTATCTAATCAGTGGTGACTTTCATCGAGGTGTGCCGCTCGGTAAAGTAACTGTATTTGCAGGAGAAAGCGGAGCAGGTAAAAGTTACATCTGTTCAGGCAATCTAGTAAGACATGCTCAAGAACAAGGAATCTATGTTGTACTAGTTGACAGCGAAAATGCGTTAGACGAAAAATGGTTAAAAGCATTAGGTGTAGACACTAGTGAAGAAAAACTTCTTAAACTTAATATGGCAATGATTGATGATGTTGCTAAAACAATCAACGAGTTTATGAAAGAATATAAAGCAATGGAAGATCGTCCCAAAGTTTTATTTGTTATCGATAGCTTAGGAATGTTACTTACTCCTACAGATGTTAATCAATTTGAAGCAGGAGACTTAAAAGGTGATATGGGTAGAAAGCCAAAAGCACTTACGGCTCTGGTGCGCAACTGTGTTAATATGTTTGGTAGTGCTAATGTCGGCCTGGTGGCTACTAATCACACATACGCTAGCCAAGACATGTTCGATCCTGACGATAAAATCTCAGGAGGTCAAGGATTCATTTACGCAAGTTCTATCGTGGTTGCCATGAAAAAATTAAAACTAAAAGAAGACGAAGACGGCAATAAAATCAGCGAAGTTCGTGGTATCCGTGCTGCTTGTAAAGTAATGAAAACACGTTATGCCAAGCCTTTTGAAAGTGTACAGGTTAAAATTCCCTATGAAACAGGTATGAATCCTTATAGTGGTCTAGTAGATTTGTCTGAAGCAAAAGGGTTATTAAAGAAAGACGGAAATAGACTGTCATTCACCACAAATGATGGAGAAATTATTAAATATTATCGAAAAGAATGGGAACGTAACGAAGAAGGATGTTTAGATAAAGTAATGTCTGAATTCGTTAACTATAAACCATCTGAAACTGAGGAGCTGGTAGAAAATGAATGAAAATCAAATTGCCGATATCTGGATGCTGTTTAAAGAATATTTAGATAAAAAGACCGTAGATTTAGCAGCTGAAAGATATATTGATTTATTAGCAGACCATGGAGTAAGTGATAAGATAATACAGTCTGCTAGTGGGTTTGACGACGCATTAGATGAAGCAATTTCTTATTATATGGATGAAGAGCCCGATGACGACGAGTATGAAGAAGACAATTGGGACTATGACGATGAAAATTAAAAATGTGGTATTCTAAAGTAAGTAAAGATATATCTTATATTCCAGATGCTGTGGCATATTTTGAAGCCGAATTACAGGTAGCAAAAAATGATAGTCGCATAGCGGGAAATATTGAAAAGGCAGCTGCCAATATGCCTGGCATCGTGGAACAAAGATATTGTCAACTTCAAGAAATTGAAGCTATTCTCGAATACCTAAACATTGAATTGCGCCGATTAAAAAGTCAACATTTTCGTAAATATCTAGAAAACTATCAACGTGCTCTTAGTAGTAGAGACTGCGAAAAGTATGTAGAAGGCGAATCAGATGTGGTTGATTTTGAAAAAATTATCAATGAATTTGCCTTACTTAGAAATAAGTGGTTAGGAATAACCAAAGCCCTGGATATCAAACAGTGGCAACTATCAAATATTATTAAGTTACGTGTAGCCGGAATGGAAGACGCTACACTATAAACCAATATAAATATCAGCATGAAAAAAATTGTGCTGATTACAGGTGGGTTCGATCCTATACATTCGGGCCACATTTCTTATATTCAAGCGGCTAAAAAATTAGGAGACCTGCTAGTTGTAGGGGTTAATTCTGATGATTGGTTAACTCGTAAAAAAGGGCGTAATTTTATGCCTTTGCTAGAACGTACTGCTATTATAAGAAACATCAAAGGTGTAGACTTTGTTATAGACTTTGACGACAAGGATAACACTGCCAAACACGCAATATGGATGGTTAGACAAAGCTATCCACAAGATCCTATTATTTTTGCCAATGGCGGCGATCGCACAGCATCGAATATTCCAGAAATGGATATTGTAGATAGTAATCTAGAGTTTGTGTTTGGTGTCGGTGGTGAAGATAAAAAGAACTCTAGTAGTTGGATACTAGAAGAATGGAAGTCGCCTAAAACAGAGCGTCCATGGGGCTATTACAGAGTGCTACACGAAAACGGTAAAGAAGTTAAAGTTAAAGAACTAACCGTTAATCCAGGTCAATGTTTAAGTATGCAAAAACATGAGCATCGTGCTGAACATTGGTTTATAGCAGAAGGAACAGCTGAAGTATATACTATTAATAGAAGTTCGGATCAGGAATTAGTAGGAATATTTCATAAGCATCAAAGTTTACATATTAAAAAAACTGATTGGCATCAATTGTGTAATCCAGCAAATACTCCACTAAAGATAGTAGAAATTCAATATGGTGTCGACTGTAAAGAAGAGGACATAGAACGGAAATGAAAATATACGTAGGTTGGGATAGTAGAGAAGATATTGCTTATCAAGTATGTAAGCATTCTATTTTATCAAGAAATGAAAATGCCGAAGTTTTTCCTCTCAAACAAGAAGAATTAAAAGAAGCAGGAGTTTATACTCGAGACGCCGATCCACTTAGTTCTACTGAATTTACTTTTACAAGATTTTTAGTACCGCAGTTGACAAATTATACTGGCTGGGCATTATTTGTAGATTGTGATTTTGTATTTGTAGAAGATGTAGAAAAACTTTTTAATCTTACTTTAAATCAAGACTATGCTGTGATGGTAGTACAACACGACTATCAGCCAAAAAACACAACTAAGATGGATGGAAAAACACAGCATGTATATCCAAGAAAAAATTGGAGTAGTTTGATACTATTTAATTGCGGGCATCCTTCAAACGCAGCACTTACACCTGATTTAGTCAACAGAGCCACAGGAGCATTTCTTCATAGATTTCAGTGGTTAAAAGACGAGGAAATTGGCGCACTAAGTCCAGAATGGAATTGGCTAGTAGGATGGTATAAGGAACCAGACAACGGTAAACCTAAAGCTATTCATTATACCGAAGGCGGCCCGTGGTTTCCTAATTATATAAACTGCGAATACGGGGCTGTTTGGACAGAGGAAAAATATAAGTATTTAGAGTCAATTAAAAATCCTCCTCCTCCACCTAGTCCTTATGAAATTGTTCCTAAAGAATTAAAAGATGTATTTGATAGTATATTAAAATACAGAGTGGATTCGACAGGAGACTATTATAAAGTTACAAAAGATGTTTTAATAGAAAAAATTGACTCTATTGAAGTTAATAATATTTTTTCTACAGATTCAGAATACAGATATGAAAGAAAAGGCATGGACTACGACCCTATTTTACAAAATTTTATACTAGGCGCTGGCGGACAAATAAGCACCTGGGACAAGATAGAAAACTTAAAAGCTCCGGTAGTATTGAGAGGTATTACTAAACGAAAACAGATGGCTGCTTGTCGAGAGCAAGAAAGAGATTTTTATTATATAGATACTGGCTATTTTGGCAATGGTAGAAAGAAAAATTTTCACAGAATTACAAAAAACGCCATGCAGAATATAGGACCAGTATTAAAAAGACCAGCAGATAGATTTGAAGCCACTGGTGTTAGTCTAACTAAATTTAGAGGTGGGTCTAAAATTTTAATTTGTCCTCCTAGTGCCAAAGTTATGGTATATTATAATTTAGATCTCGATAAGTGGATGGAAGAAACTATAGCAACAATTAAAAAATATAGCGATAGAGAAATCGTAATTAGACTTAAAAAACCAAGGTCCGAAAGAGTACACAATGATACCATGCAGTCAGCATTAAGTAAAGATATTCACTGTATGGTTACGTTTAATAGTATTGCTGCTACAGAATCTTTACTTTTAGGAAAGCCGGCTTTTACCTTAGGTCCAAATGCTGCTCAGAGTCTGTGTTTATCAGATTTAAGTAAAATCGAAAGACCGTATATTCCTACATTAGACGAAGTACACCAGTGGGCATGTCATTTGGCTTATTCTCAATTTACTGAATCAGAAATGCGCACAGGTGTTGCTTGGAGAATAGTCAGTGAAACATGATAACGTGTACGATGTAGTGGTTTATTTGAGTAGTGTACTTAATATCAGTAAACATCCTAAAAAGATGAGTTGTCTTAATGCGTTTGCCGAAGGAGTCAGACGTGTAGGCCATACTGTTCATGTAGAAACTCAATATAGATACACACCTAGTAGATTAGCAGTGATATTAGGATGGGTTACTCAAGATAAAAACACACCTAATGTGTTGCTACGCCAACAAATTGTAGAACAACAGTCCCGCCGCGGCAATCATACTATGTGTATAGATGCTAATTGTTGGAAATACATTGATACTGATAATAGATTTTTAAGATACAGTATCGGCGGCCCATTTTATGATCAAGCCGAATACGCTAATCGTAATTCGGACGCAGATAAATGGAACAAGATAAGTTCTTCTTTAAATCTTAATCTTAAACCCTGGCGTGCTAAAGGTAATCATATTCTTGTTTGTATGCAGAGGGATGGAGGGTTCAGTATGAAAAATCTTGATCCCATGCAGTGGCTAGGAAATAAGTTAATTGAGTTAAGACAATATACTAGTAGAAGTATTGTGATTAGACCCCATCCAGGCAAGCCTCAAGACTTTAGTAAGTTTGTAAATCCACATAATGGGATATCTGTAATAGACAGTCAGGCTGTTCCACTGGTTCAAAGTCTACATAAATCATGGGCAGCAGTGTTTTTTAATAGTTCTAGTGCTGTAGCTGCGGTATGCGAAGGAATTCCAATTTTTATCGACGATAAAAGTTGTGTGGCATGGGATGTAGCTAATACTAGTGTTAAAGATATAGAAAATCCGCAAATGTTTGATAGAGATCAATGGATTTGGAATTTATCAGCAGCACACTGGACCGATGAGGAAGGTGCTGCTGGGGATATCTATAGGAAATTCATTCCTTACCTTGGTACTTGAGTATCCAATCTTTCTTATGTTGATCAATTACCACATAATTTAAATTTTGTAAAAGTTTTACTGACGGTAAGTCTACTCTAGCATCTTTGTATTCGTGCGTTTGCTGTTCAACCACTATTACTGGTTTATTTCTGATAATTGTTTCCATAGCTCCTGCTAGAATTTCTTCTTCGAACCCTTCGACGTCGATTTTAATTAAATCTACATTATTAAAATTAAAACTATCCAAGGTCTTTAAAGGAATAGAGCCTTTTCCAAAACTATTTGTGTCAATATGACTATGCCCTGTGTTTCCTTCGACAATATTCATGTTAATATAAGATTCTTCCCTTCCTAGAGCACATTCATACATAAAATAATTAGATTTTTTTACATTTTTTCTATAACATTCAATAAATTCTTGAACTGGCTCAAAGGCAATTACGTTTTCAAACTTTTCTACAAGTTCGCAACTCCATAGCCCAACATTTGCTCCAATATCTAAACATAATCTATGCTGATCGCAATGTTTTATAGCAGATTCCCTTGCTCTCCATTGATATCTTAAAACTCCGTCTTTTTCTAGACTTTTTTTGAGCATTCTGGGAAAATGATCATCGTAATCTGGGAACCAAAAACCGTGTGATTCTTTCATGTTGTCCAATATCCTTCATTTCTAGGTACTACAATATCTGTTTGTAAACTTTTTCCGTATTCTTTACGTTTTCCTTTGAGATGATCAAGAAACGCACCCCATGGACTGTTAATTAAAGGATGACCTTCTCCTTTAATTAATCCTTTCGACCAATCTGATTCAATAAGAGGGTGTAATTTTCTCACAGCGTCAAAAACAAAACTATCATGCCACTCGTCTAGCTGAAATATTCCATTTTCTGCGTCGTCGTAAAAATGTTGGAATTGATTTAAGAATTTTTTAATACGAATACTACTTAAATTCATCGAATACAATCCGCACTCACTGAATTTTCCTTCTCTACCCAAGAATCCTAGATCAATCGACTTAGGTATTAGTGTATCCAAGATATTTTCGCTCATAGGACTATGACAAATCATGTCGGCATCCATCCAAATTAAGATTTCTGCGTCACAATTTTCAGCACAATGAAAAATACTATAAACTTTGTGAGCAAATCTCACAGCATCCCACTTAAACCCTTTTCCTGAATCTCTTCTTTTGCTTCTTATGGGATCTTGACTAACATCACCGTTTGCTTTAGGTACATTACGCCATTTGTTTTTAAAATTTACCAGAGGTTGACTAGAGGAATGTAAGTCTCTTATAATAAGATTAGGTGCTGATTCGAAAATTTTACAATCTTCTGTATACACATATAAATTTACGGTTGTAGGCCACTGTTGAGTGAATGTTTTTATAAATTTTTGAGCATATTGCTCATAGCCTTTGGCGTGAAAAGTTGTTACTACCGCATATTTTGACATCGGTGCCTCGTTAAATACATATATTACTTATCACTCGTATGAAATTTTCAATTTTTCCTAGATTTGGCGCTCAGAACTCTAAACCAGTGTTTGCTGCGTTCGAACAAGGTGCTAAAAAGCTAGGTCATGAAGTAGTCGAACATGACATGACTGCCGATGTTATGGTCATATGGAGTGTGCTATGGCATGGTAGAATGGAGCAAAACAAAAAAATATGGGACGAAGCAAAGAAATTAAAAAAGCCTATCATAGTTCTAGAAGTAGGATGCCTTCGAAGAGGCGAAACTTGGAAGGTAGTACTTAATGGTGTAAACAGTCGGGGGTTTTTTGGTGTAGAGAAGGACCTTATACCTAACAGAGCAAAAAAATTAGGTTTAGAATTGACTCCCTGGACCATGAACGGATATAATATTTTAATTTGCGGTCAACATACTAAAAGTGAACAGTGGGCTTCGATGCCGCATCCAGTAGAATGGTTAAAATCCACTATAGATTCCATAAAACATCATACCGATAGACCCATTGTGTTCAGACCCCATCCAAGAGATTGGCAGTGGGCCGCAAATTTTAAGTATAGAGATGTAAGCATAAAAATGCCTAAGCAAGTCGCCGGTACATACGACGATTTTGATTTTGATCAAGACCTTCTAAATGCGTGGGCAGTAGTTAACTCTAGTTCAAACACCGGAGTTCAGAGTATAATAAAGGGTGTACCAGCATTTGTCACTATGGATAGTCTTGCTGCGTCAGTAGCTAATATAGATTTTTCTTATCTAAACAATCCAGTAAGACCTAGAAGAGAAGAATGGTTAGACTGGTTGTCTCATTCAGAATGGACCGTGGAAGAAATAGCCGAAGGTACTCCAATATATAGAATTTTTAAGTCAAAGATTTGACATTCTGTGTTAATTATTTTATAATACAAACATGAAACACGTAGACGTTTTTTTATTGGAAGTTATTAAAGATAATTTTTATCTCCCTAATATAGAATGGGATCATAAAGATAAAAAAATCTTAGAGAGCCTGGGACACCAATTAAAAAGTGGTGTATTTTTGACCGAAAATCAGGGTAACTTATTGGTAAAATTATTACTTCAATATAAAACAGATTTAGAAAAATTCACAACATTGAGCTTAGAATTTCTTAATTCTCCAGAGTGGTCGAAAAGTTTTCGACTTATCACAGTAAGTAGAAATATTTTTCTAAATCCTGCTGAGTTGACAGAAATCTACATGGAATTTAGCTATAATAAGAAGATAAAAGAAAAACTTTTTGATCAACAGAAAAAAATCCAAGGTACGATTACTCATCACAAAAATAATGTATATTCGGTTTCTCTAACTGAAAAAAATGTTTGTACATTAGTCGAAGCTTTTAAAGATCAAGGCTTTAAAATTGATCAAAAACTCATAAGTTTTTACGAAGAAATACAAAATATAAAAAATAGTTCGGAAATAAATTTTAACATAACCAGATCCATTAACACTCATCTAATTGAAAAATTGAAAGAAGACATAGGGCATGATCATACTAATTGTCCTATACTACTTCATGATAGAAAATTAAGATTCCAGTACGAATATAGTGAATTTTTAGAAGAAAATTCACTGGTAAATTTAATTGCTAAAAGGACAGATACTGATACTTTTATTAGCTCTGTTACTCATGAGTTTAAAGATGTTATACTAGCTCTTTCTAAATTACAAAGATTTCCTTTGTTAGTTATTTTTGATTCTTACCATGTTGATTTATGTAAAAAATTACTGGATCAAATACATACAACATTTTTAAGTGCAGACTTAAAAGAAAAAATAGGAATTTATTTTAGATTAGATAACGCTTCAAACAAAGATTTTAATACTAAAATAGCCGAATTAGGATACAATTGTTATTTAGATTCTGAGACACAACTAGTAGGATTATCTAATAAACAGTTACCTAAATTTCTTGTGAAAAGCGGTTGGAAACCAAAATCACTTATATGTTTCTCCCCAACTTTTAAAAATAGTAAAATCTACTCATATTGCGACTCAGTAGATTTAAAAATATGTTACACAGAAAGTAAACCTGTATCAGGATTTGATTATGCCATCATGTAAGCTAATAATAAAAGATGAGGTAAACATCAAATTAGAAGGTTTGCCTATTGAGATTCGTAGAAAATTAGTTAATAAATTTAAGTATGTAGATCCTACAGCAAGATATAGACCTGCGTATCAATTAGGACGTTGGGACGGATCTGTAACGTTATTTGGTATGGGCGGTAATGGATACGTTAATCAATTACCTGTAATATTACCTATATTAGAAGAAGCTAATTATGACATAGATGAAATTAGCGATCTTAGAAATCCTTTGAAATTAAATTTTAACAAAGTAACAACTACATACTGGGCAGACCAAGGAAAAAAATGGGGATTAGGTCATAGATTCGAAGGTGAGCCTATTATGCTTCGCGACGACCAAGTCGAAGTTGTCAATAGATTTATCGAAAATCCGCAAAGTCTACAAGAAGTAGCAACTGGTGCTGGTAAAACTATTATGACAGCAACTTTGGCCCAGTTATGTGAGCCTTATGGCAGAACAATGGTTATTGTTCCTAACAAGGATTTGGTTACACAAACAGAAGAAGATTTTGTTAATGTTGGTCTTGATGTCGGTGTGTACTATGGAGATAGGAAAGACTTAAACAAAACGCACACTATCTGTACTTGGCAAAGCTTGAATATTTTAGATAAAAAATCTAAAAATAGTGAGCACGAAATAGTTACACTAGCAGAATTTTTAGATGGAGTACAATGTGTAATTGTTGACGAAGTACATATGGCCAAGGCCACTGTTTTAAAAAACTTATTAACACAAAATTTTTGTAATGCCGCAATACGTTGGGGACTTACTGGAACAGTTCCTAAGGAAGATTACGAAGCAGAGATTATCTTTGCCAGTATAGGACCAGTAGTAGGCGGAGTAAAAGCTTATGAACTTCAAGAGATGGGAATCTTAAGTAATTTACATGTTAACATATTACAATTACTAGATTTGCCAGCATTTAAATCTTATGCTGATGAATTAAAGTATTTGGTAACAAATAAAGATAGAATAACTTACATTGCTAGTCATATTAAAAACATTGCCGAGTCGGGAAATACATTAATACTAGTTAATAGAATAGACACTGGTAATTTAATTACGGAATTAATTGAAGATAGTGTTTTTATTTCAGGTAAAGTTAAAGGCGATAAACGAAAGGAAGAATATAAAGAACATGCTGTTAGTGACAAAAAGATTACTGTGGCGACTTATGGTGTGGCCGCTGTGGGTATTAATATCCCTCGTATTTTTAATCTGGTTCTTCTGGAGCCCGGAAAAAGCTTTACAAGGGTTATACAAAGTATTGGCCGAGGTATTAGAAAAGCCGAAGATAAAGATTTCGTACAAGTCTGGGATATCACAAGTACCTGTAAGTATGCCAAAAAACACCTCACGGAACGGAAGAAGTTTTACAAGGAAGCTAAGTATCCGTTCACGCTTGAGAAAATAGAATGGGAATGAAATGCAAATATTAACCTTAGATAACAAATCTTTTGATTTAAATAACTTACCTGATGATGTAGATGAAAACATGAGATTCAGTGTATTAGATAACAGTGATGTAACTAATCCTGATTTTTTCTTTGTGCCATTAATCTTCCTAGAAAGTTTTAATGCTCCTGCCATGGTGCTAAAAATAGGTAATGACGAAGTTACAATGCCTATAGACTGGAGCATTGCTGTAGGCGATAGTAGCAGTAGTAGTGAAATAGAAATATTGCCTTTAACTAGTTTAAATGATAGAGGTTTCGAAGCATTTTGTTTTAATCCTTTAAGTAGTTTTAGAATTGAGTTTAAACCTATCGAAATAGTCAATTTTTACAACGATGTAAAATGGTATTTTCCTAAAATGAAAAATGGACAATTACTAACAGTGCCATTAAATCCTAAAGAAAAACCTTTATGTTCTTACTTTGTTAAAGAGATAAGTAGACAGAGTGAAATTATACAATTATCAAAAATATTATGAGTAAAAAAATAGCCATTGTAACTACATTCAGCGATAGTGGGTACGAAGACTACGGAAAACTTTTTCTTGAATCTTGCTCAAGATATTTAAATCCCTTGATAGAAGTTATTGTGTATAAAGATAACGTAGATTTACCAACACAGAAAAATCTTAAAATTTTAAATCTCGAATCTAGTATACCTGACCTTACAGAATTTAAAAAAAGAAATAGTTTCAGAGATGAAGCAAATACTAAATTTCAATTTCAATCAATAAGATTTAGTCACAAGATTTATGCGCTGTATCATGCTGCTATAACTACGGACGCAAGATATCTAATATGGTTAGATAGTGATACCGAATTATACGATTCCGTTGGTCCTGAATATTTTAGAAGATTCCTACCAGAAGGCGCATTTGTTGGATACCTAGGCCGTGCTGGAGAAGCATTTAGTGAGTGCGGATTTATGATATACGATTTACACAATCCACACGCTAGAGATTTTTTTGACAGATTTAAATGGTACTACGATACCGACGAATTATATAAATTACGCGAATGGCACGACAGTTATATTTTTGATGTAGTACGAAAAGAATTCGAATCTTCAGGAAAAATTAAAACTGTGAATTTAAGTTCTCATGTAAACAAACACCATTTCAATTCTGTGCTAGACGGATATATAATGCATTTAAAAGGTGACAGGAAACACAAGAGAGCTAAAATGATGGAAAAAGCTCTGAGAAGAAAAGGGGAATTAGCTAAAATTAAGGCTCCGTGGTAAACATTTTTAGGAAAAATTATGAAAGCAGGTAAAGTATGGGGAGTTACTGAATTATTGGAGGCCAACGGAGTGTTGGAATTCCATCGCATCGAAGCCACTGCAGGCGGAGTATGTTCAAAACACAAGCACAAATATAAATGGAACGGATTCTTTGTTGAAAAAGGCGAGATGATTGTTCGTGTATGGAAAAACAACTACGACTTAGTGGACGAAACAAGATTAACAGCTGGACAATACACAAAGGTTGCTCCTGGCGAATATCATCAGTTTGAAGCGGTTACAGATGTAATTGCCTTTGAATTGTACTGGGCAGAATTTGATCATGATGATATCGAAAGAGAAACTGTTGGATTTTCCAAATGATATCAACCGACTATAAAAAATCTCTAGAACAATTACAATCAGCAAACTCATTCAAAGGGTTGTTAGTTAAATATGATCCGATAAAAGAGTTTGTTTCGATGTATCAACCACAAAGCATCATTGATTATGGTTGTGCTAGAGGAAATTTAGTCAACCAATTAAAAAAAGATTTTTCTAATATTCCCATTATAGAAGGATTCGATCCAGGTGTGCCTGAATTTAATACAATAAAACAGAATTCGTATGAATGTTTAATTTCAAATGATGTTATTGAACATTTTGAACCAGAGTTTTTAGATAGTACCTTACAAAAAATGGAAACATTGTTTACGAAATCGGCATGGTTAATAATTGCGTGTTACCCTGCCAAAAAAAGATTACCGGACGGAAGAAACGCACATCTTATAATCGAAAGTCCTAAATGGTGGATCGAAAAAATAAAAAATACATTTACAAACAGTAAAATAGTTAAGAAGGGAATTGTTGAATTCAGTGAAGGTAAACCAGAGCTTAGATTAATATTAGAAAAATTATAATATTTGATGAGTCTCAACCATTTCGGCTACAGTGTACGACGTTAAAAATTCTTCTTTATTAAATTGACTCCACGCAATATGATTTAGCCATTCAGTTCTGTCAGGCATTTTTAGTGTAGTTAAATTTTCTAAATTATCACCCATTAATAAACTAACGATGCTATAATCAATAGTGTAAGCTTGATACCCTAACATAGCTGCCTCGGCGCATGCCATAGTTCTTTCACCTATTACAGCATAACTGTTTTCCAGTTGACTAACAAATTCTGGCCATCTTTGAGAATCTTTACCTCCTCTTTTCTTTCTCCATAGAATATCTCCTGCCCAATATTTTTTAATAGTAGTTTGTATATTGAGTTTCCATTCAGATAAATGAACACCAGATCTTTCTAATAAAGTTTCCGGCTGTGGTTCTATCACTATAACATATTGTCCTCTTTTTGTTTTCCAATCTTGCACACTAGGATCTAATGTGTGTAGTCTTGAATAAGGAGCTGGTTTCATTCGAAGATTGTGACTATTACAGAAAGTGACTCTTCTTGTATTACGTCTAGGCACATTGTGTCCCCAATATCCGTAGTCTATTTCGATCCATTTGTTTCCTTTTTCGATCCACTCTTTTAAAGGACTCCACCAAGGAGCAAAATGAATGGCTAACAGAATATAGTCATTGGGAACATCTTTGATTGAACTAAATCTCTGAGCACCCTTTTTAATCCAAGGCTCTGCTGCCCAACGATTATGTTTGTCTATTAGGCTATCTACTACGGCATATTTTATATTTGACATTTATGTTGAAATTAAATAGTATTACAATAAGAAATATTTATGAGTCAATTAAAACCTAATACAAATTATATTTACGAACGCAACGGCGACGAAGTGTATGCTCGTGAGTTCGGAGCAACAGAACGCACCCTTATCGGATATGATTATAAACCCGATCCAAGAACACCAGACGGACGACCATTACGTGAACACATAATGGAAGATAAGTTATGGGGTGAAATTCGTCGCACAGCTAAGTCCAATCCAGCTTTACAAAAGGCCCTAGATCGTGCTATAATGATATACAGATTAACTAAGGACAGTCCATTGTGACAGATCAATATTTTAAAAAATTTAAAACGCAATCGACAAACATAGCATCTATCGCTCCGGCTCTTGTTACTGTCGATTTATGGGCAAAACAATTTGGATTGGACATTATGATTGTTTCGGATGAAATATGGTACAACGAACCATTACTGCGTACAATTACTCAAAAGTTTCCTATAGAGATAGGATCCATTATACGTATTCCTCCAAACACAGTGTATAACTGGCATGTTGACGGTACGAGAGCTGCGGGTATTAATCTAAAACTATCAGGTGACGGTATCAGTCATAGTCTGTTTGGAGAAACTGTTGATGAATGGAATGATACATTCACAGAATTAAAATATGACTATAAAAGTTTTTATCTATTCAATACTCAACATAAACACAGTGTGATAAATTTTGATAGCTATAGGTATATGTTTTCTGTTCAATTCGCACAGACAAAAGACCAAATCACTTATCAAGAAATTTATGATTGGTGTAAAAATGAAGGATTATTCGATGAGTGAAAAAATTGAATTAAAAGAAAAGTTAGCAGCAGTAGATATGAACGTTAAGAATCTGTGGGACGAATTAAACGATGTTCAACAGAAGGATCTTAAAAAAGAATTTTTCTTATTGAATAGATATGTTAGTAGTGTAAAAACATCTAATAGAGAATTACAAGAACATTTTGTACTTACTGTAAACGAATTTTTTAATAAAAATTGGAAAGATTTACAGGATCATCCTAAATTATTATGGCAGCTATTGTGTCTGTGTAGTCATGAAAGTAGAAAATTATTCTATCACGAATGGATAGGATTCAAACAGAAAAAATCATCAAACAAGTTAGTAAAATTTTTATCTGATATATATCCTAATAGAAAAATGGATGAACTAGAATTGTTATCAGCTATAAGTACAGAAAAAGAATGTAAAGAACTAGCTAAGTTACACGGATACGACGATAAACAAATCGATAAATTGTTTAAATGAACGAATTTTATACAAAGTTAAACTACACAATTCCTAGTTACGACTGGCAAAATTCAATAGTTGACATCGATGTTGAATATTTTCATCATCCTAAACTGATGTATTTTAATATATCAAAAGAATCTTCCGATTTAATTATTTCTTGTCTTCCCAATAAAATTTTTAATCAGGGTCATTATGAAATAAAATTATTTACTATAGAAGGTAAAGGAATACTAAGTCCGCATATAGATTACGATATAAAATGTTCAATGAATTATTATTTTGAACCTACTGGATCCATTACTTGTTGGTATGATTTAAAGTCAGGAGCAGTATTAAATAGATTTGATCAAGAAAGATATTTTCGATATAATAATTCAGATCTAGACTTTGCCTGTTTATTTAAGGCTGAAAAAAATGATGTTTACTTGTTAAACAATTCTAAAGTTCATTCTGTTGTTCATTCTTCAGATTTAATAAGAAAAATGATACAAATACAATGGTACGAAACTGATTATAGTAATATACAACAATTATTATTAAATGATTTTGGAACAAACTAAAACGTATATTTGCGAATATTGTAAATCAAAGTTTACTAGAGAAAAAACTTTGATGGTTCATATGTGTGAACAAAAACGTAGATATATTATGAAAGAAGAAAAGCACGTAATGATTGGCTATCATGCTTTTAATAACTTTTTTCAATTTGTACAAAAGAACAATCTGATCAAGACATATGACGAATTTGCTCGCAGTCCCTACTATAATGCTTTTGTTAAATTTGGTAGTTTTGTAAACAACACTAATCCGTTATACCCTGATAAATTCATAGACTGGACTGTTAAAAGCGGTGTAAAATTAGATCACTGGTGTAGAGACGAATTATATGAAAAATATGTTTTAGATTTGATTCACAATGAAAGTGTAGAGACAGCACTAGAACGTAGTATTAAAAATATGACAGAATGGGCGTTAAAACACAACAGTTCTTGGGATCACTACTTTAAATATGTAAGCACCAGCAGAGCAGTATATGATATCAAAGACGGCAAGATTAGTCCTTGGTTATTGTTAAATTGTGAAAGCGGAAAGAAATTATTATCCGAGCTGCTAGACGATCAGCTAAATTCTATAAGTACTATTATAGACCCTCAAGTCTGGAAAAAGAAGTTTAAACAACAAAAAACAGATTTGGAGTTTGTTAAACAAGTGGTCAAGGAGTCCACATTATGAGCGAAAACATTATCGGTACGTCAGCAGAACTTAGCATGCAGATTATTGTAAGCGAAAAAGATTCTTCAGTTTATGTAAAATTAGAAGGATTCGATGATTTAGATGATGCGGAACAATACGCAGAGTTTTTAAATAAAAATTTACCTTTACTACTTTTTGAAACTACAGTTATACACTAATGCCAGATATAGACATTGACTTCTCAGACAGAGACACCGTACTTAATTTAATAAAGCATATAAAAGCAAGTAGGGCCGATAACAACGAGTTAGTACCTCATAATACAGGTATATATGTACAGGATATTCCGTATAATCCTGTAACGAATCTAGCCAATATTGATTATAAATCCGCAGAAGACCGTGGATACTTTAAAATTGATTTTTTAAATGTTGGACTTTATAAAGATATTAAAAGTGAAGAACATTTAGAAAGATTAATGAATCAAGAACCGTTATGGGATTTATTAGAAGCAGACGATTTTACAGACTTATTGTTTCATGTAAACGGTCATGGAAATATTTTAAGAACTATGAAGCCAAAAAGCATAGAAGAATTAGCAGCGGTTTTGGCTATGATACGCCCTGCTAAAAAGAAATTAATAGGCAAAGATTGGAAAAAAGTAATGAAATATATCTGGGTTAAACCAGACAACGACGAGTACTATTTTAAGAAAAGTCACGCTATTGCTTATGCTACAGCAATAGTAGTTCAAATGAATTTAATTTGTGAAAGTATAAGTTACGGGTTTAGCTAGCGTTTAGGTGTACGAACTAATTGTACGCTTTTTCGTTTCACTCGTTTTAAGGTTAGATTTAGTAGATTAACCACTGGTCCTAGAATTATACGAACATCTTTGCTATTAAATGTTTTAATAGCATATCTATAAGGTTCTATTTCTCTACGACAGAATATGCTGATAGGAACTTGTCTATTGGACTCCCACCACCATATTTCTCCTATTTCTAGCAATCCTGCTTTATCTTCTGGGGTTTTTATAACTCCTAGATCAAAGAAGCTAGTAACGTGCTGATCTTGATTAATGATTATCCCAACGTATTCGTTTTCTCCGTAGTGGAGTACAGAAATAAAGGGTAATTGTTCTTGTATGTTTTCTCTTAATTTCGCCATAAATACAGTTAGGATTCGGTCAAATGCAAAAAATTTCATCTTATTTATATTCAAATAGAATTTCAGTGGTTGCTGATTTGGCGTCATATTCTGTGGAGTGGAAACCTGTGTATCAACGAAATATTAAAATATTCAAAGGCATGAAGAATACTATAGAATTCGATGTCAGAAATGCCGATCAAAAACGAATCAATATAAACAGTTATAATTTAAAATGTCTTATTATGGACAACAATAGTCAAGAAGTTTTAACTCTGGATGTTGATCCAGTGCCCAATACAACGGGCTTGGCGACAATGACTGTTTATGCTCAAGATATTGCCTATCTGAATCCGCAGTTTTTAAAATATACCTTGTACTTTATTGACGGTGATGAAAATAAAACGCCTTTATACGCAGACACACAATTCGGTGTAAGTGGTGTGATTGAACTGTTAGGCGGAGCAGTTCCAGTGGTGCCAGATCCTCAAATAATAGACGCCTTCATATATACAATAGATGATAGAGTTCCTGGTAACTATATCTACACTTACACCAGCGATGCTGTTGAAGTAAATCCAAGAAACGACATCAATGATCAACACTCGATTAAATTAGAATTTCGACCTTCTACTTTTGATGCTGATGTTACTGTTCAAATTACTAATGATGCGGTAGTAAGTACAGCAACAGAATGGAAAGATTTAGAAACTTTTAATATTACAAATACCACAGACAAAGTTACTAAGATATATAATGAAATTGTTGATTACAGTAACAACATTGGTTGGCTACGCATCAAATACATTCCTGTCGTAGGAAACACCGGAAAAATTGACAAAGTATTAGTATTCTCGTAAAATGTATCTATGAGTCTAATCATAGATACAGTACAAACCTTCTTGCCTCCAAAGTGTAAACATACTCCTAGTGGTTGGACAAGCTTTAACGCAATTTGTTGCGATGATAAAAGGCAACGTGGCGGTATCATAATCAAAGGAGATACTGTAAGCTATCATTGCTTTAATTGCCAATTCAAAGCTAGTTGGCAACCTGGAAGGCTATTAAGTATCAAATTCAAAAAGTTTCTTAGATTATTGAATGTACCTGATGAGCAGATAAACAAGTGTAGTTTTGATGCTTTAAGGTTAAAAGAAACTGAAGATACTCAAGAAGTGAAAAGTCTAGTACCAATTCTTCATACTAAAGAATTTTGAATTCTGTGTTACTCAGAGAAAATCTAGATGACCCCGCATGTCATCCTATACTTGAATATATTTACAGTCGGGGTCTAGATATTAATAGTTATGATTGGTATTGGACTCCTGAGGAAGGATTTGCTAATAGATTAATCATTCCATTCTATCATCAAAAAAGAATTGTAGGATACACTGCTAGATTAATACGCGATGGTAAGCCTAAGTATATTAGTGAACAAACCCCAGGCTATGTGTTTAACTTAGATAATCAGCATTGGAATAGGAAATTTGCTGTACTATGCGAAGGACCTTTAGATGCTATTAGTATCGACGGTATGGCTATGTTAGGCAGCGAACTCAGTGCTAAACAACACTTACTAATCAGCAGATTAAACAAAGAAATTATAGTCGTTCCAGATAGAGATCACGAAGGTCCTAAAATTGTTAAGCAGGCAATTGAATACGGATGGAGTGTGAGTTTTCCTGACTGGGGCGAAGATGTTAAAGATGTAGCTGACGCAGTAAAATCTTACGGAAGACTTTATGCGCTATATACTATCTGTAAAGCTAAAGAGACAAACGGATTAAAGATCGAATTATTATCAAAAAAATGGTTTAAAAATGACAACTAGACAAAACGCAGATTACGGACACGATATATGACAACTAGACAAAACGCAGATTACGGACACGATATACAAAAATTATATTTGGAAATGATGCTCAGCGACGCAGAAACATTTGTACGCTGTCAGAGCATCTTTGACTATGAATTGTTTGACAGAAAGTTACAAGATTCTGCTAGGTTTATCAGTAACTATGTATCTGAACACAGTGTACTGCCTACATTTGAAATGGTCAATGCTGCTACTCACATAGATCTACAACCACATAATAATCTACGAGAAGAACATTTTGATTGGCTACTAGGAGACTTTGAAACATTTATTAGACACAAAGGGCTTGAACGTGCTATTCTTAAAAGTGCTGACTTGTTGGAAAAAGGTGAATATGGTCCTGTAGAAGACTTGGTCAAACAAGCGGTACAGATTGGTTTAACTAAGGACATGGGCACTAACTACTTTGAAGACCCTCGTAGTAGGTTATTGCGAATCAAAGACAAGAATGGACAAATGAGCACAGGCTGGCAGACCATGGACAAGAGATTGTTCGGCGGTATGAACAGAGGAGAACTAAACATCTTTGCTGGAGGATCAGGAGCAGGTAAGAGCTTGTTCTTGGCTAATCTTGGTGTTAATTGGGCACTACAAGGTCTTAATGTAATATATCTAACATTAGAACTTAGTGAAGAACTAGTCAGTATGCGTATTGACAGTATGGTTACAGAAATTCCTACTAGAGATATCTTCAAACAGATAGATGAAGTAGAAATGAAAGTTAAAGTTATTGGTAAGAAAGCAGGCACATATCAAGTCAAATACATGCCTAGTGGTAAGACTGCCAACGACATACGCAGCTATCTTAAAGAATATGAAATTAAACTAGGACGTAAGATAGATATACTGTTAGTAGATTATCTAGACTTGCTAATGCCCCACAGTAGAAAGATCAGCGCAGAAAACTTGTTTGTTAAGGACAAGTATGTGTCAGAAGAACTACGCAATCTAGCAATGGAAAAACAATGTGTGCTGGTAACTGCGGCACAGTTGAATCGTGGTGCTGTTGAAGAAGTTGAATATGATCATAGCCATATCTCAGGCGGCTTGAGTAAGATCCAGACTGCGGATAATGTGTTTGGTATCTTTACCAGTCGTGCTATGCGTGAACGTGGCAAGTATCAAATACAGTTGATGAAAACACGTAGCAGTAGTGGCGTAGGTATGAAAATTGACTTAGACTTTGACATTGACACATTACGTATCACTGACCCAGGTGAAGAAGGACAGACAGAAAGTGATCAAATGACCACTCGCAGTAGTACCATACTGAACAGTCTACAGCGTAACAGCACAGTAAGCGATGATCCTACAGAAGGGCGCAGTGCTCCTAAGAATGTACAAGTTGAAAGTACTAAACTGAGACAACTATTAAACAATTTTAACACAGACGATTTATGATTGAATTAAATCAGACATTCCAATTATTCACCGAAAACGAATGTGCTGATTTAATCAGTAGGGCACAAGCACAGAGTTTCAAACTAGGTCAAACCTATACTAATAAAGAACATATAAGAACAAATCAAATAGTATGGTTACACCTGTCTGACAGCGAATATGACAGTCTATGGGAATTGGTCAAGGACTACTGGGATCAAGTTCATTGGTATGAACAGCCTATTCAAATAAGTAGATACAGTACAGGCCAGTACTATGATTGGCATAAAGACAGTAAACCTAATCATCGTAGAACCAGTGTAAGACATCTGACTTTAACTTGTACGCTACAGTCAGCACCAGGTGCTGTATTTGAAACAGAGTTAGGTACATACGATCTTTCCGCGGGTCAGGCTATACTGTTTCCATCTACCTTGGACCATAGAGCGTGTGCTCCAACACAAGGCGAACGATGGAGTTTTACTATTTGGTATATGAAAAGAAATGCGTCAGATAAAACTTGATTTGAATTTTAATCAAAGCACACCTCCTTTACAGTATAAATTAAATTTACCTGATATCACGTTGGTCAACGATGATAAAAAATTAGATTTCATGATTAGAAGATATCAGCAATTAATATCAGAATCGCCTGTGTTAAGTTGCCCTGAAACAAAATTAGATGAGCGAACAGATTTAAGATATTTAGAAGCGGGCAGTAGATATTTTGAAATACAAGACTTTTATACTAAATTTAACATATTGAAATCTGTGATTGTACCCGCAGACGATGTGTTGGTAGTACATTCTGACCCGCAGGCTACGTCTATCAGCAGATGGAGCAATTACACTGTTTGTATAAACTGGTACATAAACAACTGGGGCACAATCTATCAGTATTATGATCAAGAACAACTAGTTGATCAGTTTAGGCCTGATGATTTCACTCTATGGGCCATGGATCTAGAGCAGGCCCATCAAACTATAAATTTAGATTACACTGATAAAACTAGAACATATATCACGTGGTTGTATAAGAATCGAACACTAAATCAAGTACTGGCAGACTGGACACATCATAATAAATAATATTATGATAGAACCAGAATACTACCGCGTGTGGTTCGAAGTCATAGACCACAGCAAGAAAAAATATGGATGGCCAATCCCTTCCTATATAGAACAGTACCTCAGCGCAGTCTTGGCCAACTACACTGACAAGCCTGATTGGCAACCCGAGTCTACTTGGGCAGAAACACTGTTACAGTTACAATCAGCACAGGCCGCAAAAATCCTAGGCGATCAAGCCTTGTTTGCTGCTGTTATATTCCCCAACATGTTGAATCGTAAGGGAATATCAGAGCAGTACTTCCACAGCATAGGGCGCAGCAGTTACAACCGCGCCACGCAGATCAATGCTGAACTGTTTGGCACTATGAGCCAGCATTTTAGCTATCTAGCGCACTGTTTACAGCAGTGTGTGCGAGACAACCCCCAAATTGAGTGGCACAAACAGTAAATAACTGTAGCGTACAATCTGGAGCGATGTCATGCGGGAGCGAACCCTGTGGATCCAATAACCCTATTTGCCTTGGCCAATGGCGCCGTGGCCGCTGTCAAACAGGGCTGCGCTCTATACAAAGAAATCAAGGGTGCCGCTGGCGAAGTTGGCGAAATACTCAAGGACCTTGACGATCAATTCCATAAACGCTGGGACGGCAAGGCTGTACCTGTAGAAGCTAAAAATCAGTACATCAAGGAAAAGAACCGCGTAATAGAGCTGAACAAAAAGGGCGGCGAAACCAGCAACATCTATCAGGAAATCGGCAACTTTCTAGGCACGTACTATGACAACTACTACAAGTGTTTGGCCATATTCGAAGAAGAAGAACGCAGGGCACACACCGAAGTATACCAGGGTGAGGACAGCATAGGCAAACGTGCTCTACAGCGTGTGCTGATGAAAAAGCAACTGATGCAGATGAGTGCTGAACTACGTGAGCTCATGGTATATCAATGCCCACCAGAACTGGGTAGCCTCTACACTGAAGTAGAAGACATGATGAAGGAGATGGGCAAGGAACAGGCCGTGCTAATTAGAGAGCACATGGAGCGTGAAGCTAGGGATCGAGCTCGTAGACAGCGCAGACGTAAAGAAATGAATGAGCAGGCTCTACTGGGTGCCAGTATATTCATAGGTATCATGCTGGTGTTTTATATGTTTGCCGTGATCATACAGGACCGTATAGAACGTTACCCCGAGCATGGTAACTGTATTGTGCCCAGGGGCAGCTATATCTATGAAAAATGGACTGACACCATATGGAGTGAGTGTAAATAACATGAGGTGGGTATGCATATACTAGTAGTGGTTTTGGCCTTGGCAGTAGTGGCCTTAGTGGTATGGTTATTAGAGGACAATTATGACGACTGACGAAGATCCACAGGCAGCACTGGCACGTATGAAAAAGGACATGGCCAAGAAGAAGACCAAGTTAACTGTGCCCGCAGAATTTCTGGACAATGCCAAGAGCTATGAGGATAAACTTACACTAGTAAAGATACTCAGCGAGAAAGAAAAGCAGCGTGTGGTTCTACTGTTCAAGAAGATGATACAGAGTGGCATGGAAGAAGCAAATCGAAAGAAAGGTTTAAAATAATGGATACCATAGACTTGTTCATACTGTTGGCCATAGTGGGTGTAGTTGTCTACTACATGGTTAACGTGACACCAAGCGAATAGCCCGCAGGGCGCGGCTCACAGCCAGTAGTCGCGAAGCGCACAGCGCAGCAGTTCCGGAAGCCATAAATACAGTCATGAAGATTCAAGACATTATACGTGAATACGATGAAACCGATGTGCGTGTGCGAAAACGTCGAGCTGATTTTGACTATGACAGCATGAAGAATAGTCAAGAGCGCGGCCTTGATAAAGGTCAAGGACAGGGTTGGTACAGTGGTGGGCAGACTAATCCACGTGATCCACACGAGTTCGTTAAGAAGCCACATCTAACTACCCTGCTAGATCAGGATGCTTACTACACCTATGTGGAAGAAATTAGATCATTAAAACGAGCAGGCTATCAAAATAGATTCTTTCCACAGGTCTATAATGTGGACATCACACAGGACACAAAAGGTAATCAACGTCCTAGATATCGTATTGAAAAGCTGCAGCAGGGTGATAAGTACCCTGAAGAAACACTTATAGGTATCTATGAACGACTATTTAATGATGAATTTGATATGGACAGCATAGACAGCTACAGTAACAAGTCATGGGCCATATGGAGTGAAATAGCTGATCAGTGTAATCGTGCTGTGGAACGCAGTAACTATAAGAACATACAGGATGACCAACTTAGGGAAGCACTGATGTTGATTGATAAGATCATACAGGAAAACCCTGATTGGAATGTGGACCTGCATGTGAACAACATTAGAATCAGAGGATCAAGTCAAGGTCCACAACTGGTCTTAATGGATCCTATCAGTGATGGCGGGCGCAGTATTCCAGATTGGGAAGATGTCAAGTATGGTCCAAGTAGACAGCACAAACCTAAACCTGAGTATGACAGTAAGATGAGCACATTTGCCAACATGGCTCTACGTGGCGCAAAAAAGCCTGAAAACGACACCAAAGCTACAACACAAAAACTCAAGCAGACTGAACCCGAAGAACCAAAGAAAAAGACTGGTCTAGGCACGTTACTTAAACGCAAACTAGACCAGAAAGATCAAGATTCGGATTGAACACCTAGTATACCACCAACTCCTGCAACAGCTTCCACTGGTGATTGATAGGTAGTCTCATGATCGATATTCATATGAAAAGTACCAGCTGTACGTTCAGCATCAGTCATGGGTATGGGATCACGTGGTGGAATTCCTTCTACTACTGGCGGTGGTGGTTGTCCACCTGGTGTAATACCGTTGTTAAATGTAGGTAACACTTCTTCTTCTGCTGCTGCAGCTTCTGGTACGTTATAGTCTGTTGACATCATAGTCTCCTTTTGCATATTTAACATAAATATTCTGGTTTGAACTACTATAAGGATCATATGACAGAAACTCACACTAGAACTATTGTACGTGCCATATGCTGGCGCATTGTGGCCACAGCGATTACAGCTGCATACACTGGACTCAGCGGCGCAATTATTATCAATATATGGATGACTCTAGCACACTATGCACACGAACGAGCATGGTTACAAGTACGTTGGGGACGGGGTCTGCAGGAATAAAAAAACTGCACT